ATTGCGCCATGCGTAGTGCTTCGTCTTTTGTCATGCTGTCAACTCCATCAAATAAAAGATACCCGTCCACACCAGCCACATCAGACTGATGGAAGCTATGGCAGAGACGATAGCCCCGCCGATTAGGATTGTTTTGAGTTTCATTTGATGATCCTCAGAAAAGCACCGCATCGGGCGCACTTGTACAAAGGCAGATCATTTAACGGTTCCCATAAATGCTTGCAGTCCATCATGTCCCCTTAGTTCCCCAATCGGGCATCTTTTCGTTTGCCGCAAGCGCCTCAAGTTCAAGGTACAAGTCGTTTAGTTCATGGCTGTTAAACGTGCGGCTGCAATAGCAACCCCAAAAATAAGCTGCTTCTTCCCACAAGCAGTCTTTAAAAAGCCTGTCACGCACAAAAGCGCCGGGGCTGTTGGGCATGTACAACTTTTTGCTGTCTTCAATCTCGGCTCTCATAGCCGCTGCAATGGCTGCGTAGTTCATGTTTGTCCTATCTTGTTTAGTGTCCACTCAAGCAGTTCTTGCTGAGTGATGTCATAGTAGTCAACAAATCCCTTGCTGCCTAGCCCGTGAAAACCCTTATTGCCACGGTGATGCTCTACGCATAAAGGAATAAGTGTCTTGTAGTCACCTTTTCCCCATCCCCCTGCTCTCAGGTGATGTAGCTCTACAGGGCCGGGTTCATGGTCACCATGCAAATGATGGCACAGCGCACAGCCAAGGCTTGCCACAACCTCTTTATGCTTCTTCTCTGCGTTCTTCAAGCGTAACCCCATTTGTGTTAGCCCAATAAATCAACCACTCAGTAAAGCTGATGGCTTGCTCTTTGGTAAACCTGCGGCTTTGCAGACCTAGCTGGACTACCCTCAAACCGTCAATGCTTGGCATCACTTTGCTGACAGACGCTGACTCGCCATTCTCATGCGCCCATTGGTCAATCAGGTATCGCTTCCACGATTCTGGCGTCCACCGACTGCCATGCAGCTTTGACTGTTTGGCAATCTGATTGATGATTGCGTGATAAAGACGTTCTTGTTCACGGCTTTTCATGTCTGGTGTCATAGAACCCCAATCATGCGTAAAGCGTCTTCAGGGCCATCAATGCGGTGCAAGCTACCACCTATCCAATTCCCAAAAAAGTCTTGCTGTAACCTCGTTAAAGCCTTTTTAGGGCCATCCTTGATTTCGACCAAGAATGTCTGGTTGTTGTAGCCAACCAAAAGGTCAACAGGTAGGCTAATGATCCAGACGTAAGCGCCAGCGGCTCTAAGAGCCGACACAATTTCAGATTGATTTTTATCAACTCTAGCTGCGTATCTCACAGGGGCGACTCCCCTGCGTCATCACGCTTTTGCTTTTCGTACTCACGAATTTGCTTGCGTGTCCAAGGTATTGGGCCTGATGGTGGGGGAAAGGGCCACATTATTTATTCCTCGCAAATTCTTTGTGATTTTCTTTACGATATTCAATAGCAAAATTTTCAGCTTCTGTTAACGAAGAAAATGGACCAAATCTTTTTTTAATTCCATCTTTGCAAAATTTCACCTCATATCCTCCACGATAACCATAAACATTTTTAATTGGTATTTTTTTATTTGCTCTAATTTTCATATTTAATGAATTTTGAGAATGTGTAACTTGTCGTAAATTTTCAATTTTGTTGTTTTGTTTATTACCATCAATATGATCAATACAAATTGGCAAATTTCCATAATGAAACAACCAAACAAGTCTATGTAAATAAAATCTTTTGTAATTTATACTTGTTTCAATATAACCATTTACGGTTTTTGATCCAACAAAAACGCCATATCTTTTTATAAGATTTATATCTTTTCTTAAAAGTTGACCATTTTTATAGTCAAACAATTCTTTAACAAGTTGTTGCGTAATCATGTCGCACCCCATCATTGGTGGAAGTCATCACTGAAAGACAACAGCAGGACGGTGATGAATCGTCTTTTCCCCCGCTAAAGGTAGCTGTTGCATAAATTTTACTCTAATTCTCCGTTTTGCAACTTGACCATGTAAGAACGAATTCTTGCAACAGAACCAGTTCCAAATTTGCGCTCAAGCCACTCCATGCGTACAGGTGTCAAAACCTTTTGGCCTGTGGACTCGTATGTGCGGTAAAGCACCCTAGCCTCGCCCAACTCAATCTGGTATCTGTCGTCAGCGTCTTCAATCTGTCTGCGTGTCATGGGTAAGGCCATAGTGAAATCAAGCCCCACTTCATCTTGGGGTACTTGCGAACAACATCAGTCTTTTGCAGACGCTGGATGCTGGCCCACACTTGCTTTGTTGTCCAGCAGGTGATTTCTTCAATCTCCCTGCTTGACAGTTCCCCGTGTTCCAACAGGCGTTTAAGTGCGTAAGGTCGTTTCATATTAAAAATCTTATTTTTGGTAATCTTGTTCAGCCATTTGGCAAAAAATTGAGCATTCAATGTTTGGCTCTGCTGGATAGTTGCCATCAGTAGCTTTCAATTCATCAAGATACCTATCCTTCAAGATTGTTTGTTTTTTAAATCTCTCAAGATTTGCCATGCGTTCAAAATGCTCTGGAAAATCGGATTTAATTTTATTCCAGTAGCCCATGCCGCCTTTTACGCACCCAATGCAATTGTTGTTGTGATAACCAAGCTGGTACATTTTTGGGAGTTCAATACCAGCTTTTTTTATCATCCCAAGGCAATCTTCTTTGGTCAAACCTTTGTCAATTAAAGGAACCCAAATATCCACATAATTGTTTACATCAATAAACCTGTCATAGCGTTGCTGTTCTTCAACTGTGTAACCAAAAACTTGCCTGTCATTGACTTGCTCAAATTTGATACGGACTTGCTTTTTTAATTTTTGAGTGCATGGCGCTGAGCCTTTTATGTTCATTGCACTTGTCTTAAAGGTTTCAAAGATAGATCGCTTGTATCTATCATTGCCAAGAATCAAAATTTCTTGACCAAACCATTTTTCACAATCTGCCAAAAATCTTTTGTTATCTGGATGTTCTTCAAGAACTTCTGTGTAAGCAACAACAATAGGTAACTTTCCAGCATTTTCTGAAATTGCCAATTTTGTCGCAACCGCAGAAGCTGCACCGCAGCTAAACCAACAAACTATCCTGCTCATACATGAACCACCAATGCTTTTTTGTAAAATGAAACACCCAAAAAACAACGCAACTTGTCAACATAAGCAGATGTTTTTTCATTTCGTTGGTAACTGGCATTTCCTGTGTAGCAACCAATACCTGATTTATCACGCTCATAAACGGTAACTACAATTTTTACAACACCGCACATTTCAGCAACTTTTTTCATGTCAAGAATGACATTTGGCAAAACATCATCCGTCAAAACATTCAAAACATTGTTGCACATCATCAAATCATATTTTTGACTAAGTACCCGCACATTTTCATCGTGTGACCTGTTGTAAGGGTCATAGACTTCACACACAGCGCCGATTGATTTCAAATACTCTTGAGCCTCTGAATACTTGCCGCCACCAAAGTCAAGAACCCGCATGGGCATTTCAAACATTTCCGCAACAATTCTTGCGCCAGCCGCTTTTTGATTTCGGCAAGTTTCAGCACTTGAGACTTGTTGCACATAGTCATGAATTTCAACTCCATTGACTGTGATGGAATTTTTTTCCGTAAAAAAATCGTTGTTAGGATTTGTTCGCATAAATTACCTTTCTTTGTTTTATTGTTCACAGCTTTTTGTTGTTTGTCATTGGTGATTACCCTAAACTTTCCTCAAAACTTGGTTAATCTGTTGACGAATGTGTTCTGGCATGGGCGCAGCGTTCTTTCGGTCTGCCTCAATTTTTAGCAGCACAGGGTCACGACCAGTGTGTTGGGCAGGGACTGTTGTTCGGGCAACGTCAGCGGCTTGTTGGGCAAAGGTGGGTTTAGGTGCTACCCATTCAGCCTTAAACGATTGCCACCCACGAACAACACATTCAGCTAATGCTGCATCCAATGTCCAATCAGCTTTATTTGCTTCACGTTGTATGCCATCAATGACGGTTTGAGTCACAGCAGCTTTTTTAGCTTTGCGCTGTTTTACAAAATCTTGCCAAACAGATTCAGAAACGCCGACAGGCGTAGCAACGGCAGTTGCGATCTCTTTCTTTGGTTTATGGTTATTGGTTAGTGGGTTATGGTTAATGGTTGCTATTGGGGTAGCAATAGGGGGGCTATTACCCTCCCCATCGCCACCCTTTAACCACCTCTTAGCCGCCCCACGTTTTCCATCTTCAATGAACTTGCGATACTTTGCAATTTCATCGTCAGCCCTTGGATTTATGAACCCATCGTCAGTTGACACAAAGAACTCATTTAAGACAGTTAATACGTCTTGTTCATGCTCTCTCATGCCTATCTGACGAGCAATGTCCCGCTGTTTAATTGGTTGTTCATGCAAGTAATAATGGTCAAGAAGTCGGCGAAAAGCCAAGTCTTCCATTTGCGAAAGATGGTGGGTGTGACTTTTGTAGTCACCAATGTGGAACTGGTAATAGTGCATGATTTCCCGCTTTTTCATACCCCTTTGAAGAAACTGCGGCAGGGGAAGGGGTAACCCTTTTCGGTCGGGGGATCAATCCCGACCTAGCCGTGTTTCAAATAACTATACCACCACTCAAGCTCTGCTGTAAACAGTAACTTGCCGATTGTTGCCAACTTGCTTTTGTTGTATCTGTGAAATCTGCGACTTGCTATAAATTACTTGTTCTTTGCTGCGCCAATTAAACGCATTGCCTGTTGACTTTGCTTGTCCATCATCCCAAGCATCAGAGTTTTCTTGTTGCTTTTGGGCAACATAAGTTTTCCCGGTTAGCTTGTGATGGTAGGCGTACTTGCCGTTGCTTTGCATTACTTTTGCAACGCACACAATGATGCCATCTGCAACCAGTGCGTCTTTAATTCCCGCTGCTGAGTCTAGGTATTTGCCTGTCATGCGCTTAGTGATCGTTCTATGGCTTACAGGGCCATTCTCAAGCTGTTTCAAGTAGTAGAGTTTTGCTGGTAACACAGTGTCAGTTCCTTCTTTGTGGTGAGTTCAATGGCCCGAACTAAGAGCGCAACTGTAGCTGCCTCAAAGTCGCCGGGATCAAAAGTGTACTGCTTGACAGCTTGGATTGCAGTAACGCAAAGCTCCTGTGCTGCGGCAGTTTCGTGGTGGTCTGGTGTGTTCATGCTGGCAAGAGTATCATTGTTGACCCGGTTGTCTATTAGGGTTTGTCCTAGTGTTTTTTTTGTTGATGCGTCATAAGATGGAGGCTCAACAAGATAGGAGTTCACATGGTAATTACATTGTCCCGCAAAGAAATTGAGAAAATTCTTCTTGATTACGCAAACAAACTTATTGAAGGCTACGGCTTTAATGAAGTTGTCTCTAGCACCTACCGCGATCTGCCAGCTACTATTGAGTTGGTTAAATCAGAACCGAAAGAACCGACACAACCGATACAGGTGCAAGAATGACCACATTCCAAATTCGTTGCAAGGCCCGTGAGTTGTTTAAGACTTACGATGCGCCACCACAAGTCATTCAGCAGTACCAGCGCAAGTGGGTGCGATCAGTTATCCAGCTTGGCCCTAACTGGCTGTTGGCTCAAACTGTAAGGAAATTAGCATGAACGTCTATCAAAAACTTAATGATGCTCGTCATAAGTTTCACAACACTGATATTAAAAAGTCTGGTCACAACAAGTTTGCTGGCTACAAGTATTTTGAACTTGGCGACTTTATTGTTCCAGCACTAAGCATCTTTGATGAAGTTGGGTTAACAAGCATCATCAGCTTTGGCAAAGAGTCTGCTGACATGAGAATCATCAACACTGACAAGCCAGAAGAAATGATTGTTATTGAGTCACCCATGTCGGAAGCCAATCTTAAAGGTTGTCATCCAGTGCAGAACCTTGGCGCTGTGCAGACCTACATTCGCAGATATCTGTGGGTTGCTGCGCTTGAGATTGTAGAACACGATGCTCTTGATTCGTCTAAGCCTGTGGAAGACAAGAAAGTCATCATCACACCATCGCAAGGTATTGCAGACACTATTCCTCCAGAGGAAATGCAGTACCTTCAGGAATTAGCGATTGATCTAATCGCTAACGTAGCTGAAGGAAACCCAAAGCAAGCCCTTGACAGGCTTGACTTTGAGAATCTTGAGGCTGATCAAAAGGTCGCACTGTGGTCATTGCTGGATAGCAAAACCCGGTCGGCTATTAAAAAAGCAAAGGAATGAAAATGCAATACGACAACAGCAATCGCGGAGCCATCTTTAAAAACGATGACAAGCAACAAGACAATCATCCAGACTACAAAGGCAGTCTGAACGTCAATGGCGTTGACCTGTGGGTGTCAGGATGGCTTAAAACGTCTGAGAAGACGGGTAAAAAGTTTATGAGCCTGTCAGTCAAGCCAAAGGAAGATAAGCCCGTTAAACAGGCTTCAAGCCCTAAACGCGCCAATGTTGAATTTGATGATAATGTCCCATTTTAAGGAATTGAAATGAAAAAAGTTTTGATTGGTATTTACCTTGCAACACTTGCCACAATGACATGGGCATCTTGCAACACTCACACATACATGATTAACGGTCGCACTGTGACTTGTACCACTTGTTGCTACGGCAGCAATTGCACGACAAATTGCTTTTGATTAACGGGGAAAAGCGGATGCTAACGAGTCGTTGTTCTAGGCAATGCAAGATGATCTCTAGGAAGTTAGACGCAGCGAGTACCCCACCTTAATTAAGTTAGCAATGTTATTGGAATTCAATAAGGTTGCTAACATTTATAACCTAGGACAAGACATGGAATACGCAAACAAATTTAAAGAGTTTTTTGACATCAAGTTTCCCCGTGTTCGGGCGACTGATCCTGTTGAATCGTTTGAAGCAGCAGACTCAATCGTAGAGTCGGCATCTAAACATTGGAATGTGATTTGCAACTGCTTAAAAGAACATGGGCCACTTGGAAAAGATGGCATTGCAGGGTTAACTGGCCTTGATGGAAATCAAGTTGCTAGGCGCATGAACGAAATGAAAGTTATGAACATGGTGTTCCTAACAGGCAAAACAGTTAAATCAAACAGTGGTCGTAATGAAAGAGAGTGGACAGTATGAAAGAAACACAATCGTATAGCAGCACTGAGTTTGCTGTAATGCAGTGGGCAAAAGACCGAGGCATTTACGAAAACGGTACAGCACTAGGCCAAGCAAAAAAGACGCTTGAAGAAGCTGGCGAGTTGCTTGCGGCTGTTGCCAGTAATGACCGTGAGGAAATTGCTGATGCTATTGGTGACGTTATGGTTACGCTGGTCAACGTAGGTGTGTTGTGCGACTTGGACTTGCGCCAATGCTTCTATAACGCCTACAAGATCATAGAGCCGCGCAAAGGCTACATGAACAAAGCAGGTCAATTTGTAAAGGAGTCGTGATGATTTGCAATACTTGTACAAATCCAACTCATTGTGTAAATCTTGGGCATTGCGGTATGCGTATTAGTACACAAGCAACTGTTCATGTGTCTGCCTTTGATAAACAAGAGTCGGGTAATCACTACAAAGACAAAGGCATCCAGCCTATCGTTTACATTCACGCCAACAATCTAGGTTTTTGTGCCGGGAACGTAGTGAAATATGTTACTAGGTACAAAACCAAAGGCGGCGCTGCTGACATACGCAAAGCCATTCACTACTTAGAGTTATTGCTTGAGTTGGAATACAAAGATGACACCCCTGCTGCCTGATGTTTGTCGGTGTGAACCAGAGTTCCCTGATAACTACTGCAAGAATTGTCGGCGTTGGCTTAGTCACCCTGAACAAGTAATTAGCCCACGCACTTTGGTTGTGAATGTAGAGACAAGCGCATCAGAGGCTTGTGCCTACATCCCGGTTAGTTTTCAAGAACGTCTAAAACGTGTTTGATGTGCTTTAAGCGATCCTCTAAGCCGATTGTGCCGCCATTGATTTTTTTGGTCATGGCGACATAATCTTTTGCATCGGCCTCTTTGTTTAGGCCACGCTTATTCCAAAACCATGCCGCGCTTAGTGCTGCGTATTTTGGCGACAATAGAAGGTCAGGCGAATGAATGAAATCTTCACTCAAAGCATCACCACAGAGAGTGTAGTTGTCCTTGCCAGTAAGCTGGATCAAACCACGGCCTTTGTAGAGGCTACCTTCCTCAGTTTCTTCGGTTCCGTTCCCCATACGACCACCGTATACCTTGTTTGCGATCTTGTCGGGATTGCGGTGATACGGTTGTGCTGCCTCAAGATTAGGAAATCTGCTAGGCCAGACACGGCATAAGGCTTCCGCTGAGTAGTTCAAGTTTTCTTGCAGGGTCTTAAAGTTGCCTGATTCGTGAGCGCATTGACCAATGAAAGCAGCCATCCGCAGTGGCGTGTTGATTTCATAGCGTTGCATAGCCTCATTCAAAGGCTCTAGCCAATCGTCATCAATGTGCAATTCTTTAATTTGTTCAGCAGTAATCACTTAGATGCTCCAGATTTAGAAAGCAAATCGGTCTTGGCTTGTGAACCAGCAGACGATCCAAAATAGTAGGCAATAATGCCCGTCCATGCCGTACCCAAGCTGCCAAGCATCATTAAGATAGCAGGGTTGCTGTTGTCAATTTGGTTGAAGAACATCATTACCATAATGCCAAAAAAGCCTATAGTCACAGCGCCAGCCAAGATAGGCGGCATCATGCTTCTGGTGGTGGCTTGCATCTCCCGTGCTGACTTGCGGTCTTCCACTTCTAGCTTTTCAAAGTTTAGGCCAAGTTCTTGCGCTTGCTTTTGAAGTTCAATTTCAGCAATTTTGACCTGTGCGATTTGTTCTGCCGACAGCTTGTTGTTGCTAATCATGTCTCCAACTTTGTCAGGGTCAACGCCAATAGCTTTGGAGATAGCCGACACAGCCATGCCAGCCAAAGGACCGCCCATTGCAGTAGCGATGGTCGGTGCGATTTGTTTAAGCCAATCCATATCAATTACCCCTTTTGGTTAGCATTGCGCTGGCAATTTCCAGCATGAATTTTACCTGTTGAATGTCTTGCGGTGGCTCTGCCCATCCGACCGTGACCTGTCCAACAAAGCGGTGGCTGTCTGGCGGTACGCTGACCCGGCAGGTGAACGTCACGCCCTTCTCTAAGTACCACAGCCCAACCTCAGACTGAGCGTAACGGTAGTCCCCGCAAGGTATTTCATTGGTCATCAACTTGACCACATCAGCGTTGTTGGCAGAGTTTTGGCTGAACAAGCCAACGTCAATGTCTTCAATCGTCTTGTCGCGCCCGTCCTTGGTGTAGGCTTTGTACAGCACCCGGCTGTTGAACAAAGGGTTGACTTTGAACACCGCCACCACGGTTGCACCCGTCTTTTTGAGCAGCATGGAACTGGCATCATCGGCCCTTGCAGCATTGATCTCAGGCAGCTTTTTAGATTCCTTGTAAGCGTCAAACATGAACTCTTGGTTTTGCCAAAGGAAGTACCCGGCAAAGGCCACCACGCCCATGATGAGGATGGCAAACAGCTTAAATGGGCTGTCTACATACCCGAGCACTTTGTCAAGGGTGGAGTTGGCGTTTAGCTTTTCTTCGCTCATCTCAGGTGCTTCATGTAAAGAACAATGCCGCCCACTAGAAGGCCAGCAAGGACAATTACTCCCAATCCAATGGCGATGTACTCAACCATGTCCTCAAGCTGCTTCTGCCGCCTCTTTGCTTCTCTGGCAGCTTCTTCCTTGGCTTCCCTGCGTCTACGGGCAGCAGCGGCTTGGAACTTCTGCCAATCCCCCCACATGCCGGGTCTACCAGCGTAGACCATCCGTTCACGCAGTTCAACTTCTTGCGCGTTCAATTGCTCAAGCGCCATGAATTCTTCTATATCAGAGCCGCCGCCCTTCTTGGTGGCCCTCTCTTGGATCACCGCCTTGTTGTCAAAGTAGTCGAACACCCGTGAGCCGAGCGCAGACAGTTCCTTGCCATTTGCCAACGCACCTTTTATCACTGCAAACGCAGCATTAGCAGCAGCAATTTCTGCAATCATAGCAACACCTCAACAAATACTTTGGCGCACCAGACGATGAGGCCAACAAGTGAGGCCGCTGCAATAAAGCTAACGGCCCAATCTTTCATGTCTTGTCGGCTTTGCCGTCTAGCTTGTCAAAGATTTGCTTGAGGATGGATTTGACCTCTGCAATGTCTGACCTGTAATCGTCTTTTGCCACATAGGTATGCGGCAACTCGCTAACCTTGTCTTCCAGCTTCTGGATCGTGCGTGTCAGGCTATTGATGACATAGATAGCCAAGAACCCGGCAACTGATACGACTAAGTTGAAAAGCTGTTGGTTGTCCATGTAAAATATTCAAATGGTTATGCTCCTTATGCAATCACAAAGCAATGGGTCTTGTCATGTCTTGATGAGATTATGCCTTATTCACAAAGCAATTGGCGTACAGACCATCGCTGAAGTAGTGGGCGATCATTTCAATACCCAATAGCAGACCAATACACCCCTAAAAGACTTCCGGGGTTGGAGTTGGCCATAACAAAATTCGATGTATTTATGTTGTAGACAAACGCAATCTCGTTGGTGTCGTAGTCTGAGTTAATTGTGGTCTGTATATTAAAAACGCTATTTGGAAAAGCAATAGGATATGTAATGGTCCGATTCTCACCACCCGCCATGCTTGCAGCTATTCCCCACTGCATAATCAAACCACTTGGCAGTCTTTCATATCCGTTTTGCGACAAACTGTTTTGAGGAACAACTGGCCCCGTCAAAAAATAACCCAAATCCGTGGCGTCAACAGTTGCTTTAAGTCGCGACGCTGATGACCAACCAATTTTGACGGTGTTTGACGATTGCCCTGAACCAGTTCCTTGTTGTACAGGGGTGTAGCCAAGGTTTGCAACGGCAACGCCAGAAGTCAAACCGCTTGCTATTGTTGCGGTTGCCGCATTTCCAGTAATTGAAATTCCCCATGTGCCACTAGCGTTGCTTCCAGTGCGGGATGGAACATCAAGGTTTGTTCTTGCGGCAGGCGCACTTGTTGCGCCTGTACCACCATTGGTAACAGGAACAGCGTTGACTAGACCATCGGTGGCATCTAATTGACCTGCTGTGTTGAGGTTGTTTGCAAGTTGCGATAGGTTAAAGGCTTGGGTCATTATGCTGCTCCATCTCTGGCAAAAGTTTGTTGATTTAAAAGAGTTGAATTGTTGTTGTATGCGGTTGTCAAAATGTAGTTTGCCGAACTCGCAGTGTAGTCATATGAAGCACCTTGTGCAAGCAATGCGCCGTTGGCAAAAATCTCCAACGACAGTGGGTTGCTTGTGAACGGGTATGTTGTTTGACCTGCTGTTGAGTAAGCGGTGACGTTAACCACGTTAGATGCTGGCACGTTCAAGTTGTTTGGCGCGAACAAAATAATGGTCATATTTCCTGTCAATGGGGCAGGGAACCCATCAATCGCCAAACCACTAATGTTGTAGTCAATTTCGTTTATCTGTGCGCCGTTTACATAAATTGACTCAGCACCGTTCTGAATTGCCCATGTTGTTGGCGTGTATGTTGTTGCAGCAGTTAGGGCGACCTTGTATCTGCTGAATGGCGCATAGCTTGAACCAGCAGCCCGAGCAATGAACACTTGATTTCCAGCAGTTGCACCTGCAATAGTCGTGGTAAAAGTAATCACCTTTGTTGTGGTGTTTATGCTTTGAACAGTGTATTGCGTTGGAGGGCTTGGCAATACAACGTCTGTAAACGTCATCTTGTCGCCAACATTGACAATTTGCCAAGGCGCATTGCTGTATGTGATTGTGTTAGTTGTGCTTGACGCAATTGTCATGTTTGTCTGCACATAGGACGCAGATGTGCTGACACCACGCATGTAAAAGATAACAATCACTTCTCCAGCAGCGCAAGCATTTGCCATCACAACAGTGGTAGATGTTTCAGAATACTCGGTCGTATCCAGTAAAACACCATTGCGGAAAACCAAAATCCAGCCAACCGTGTGAGTGTTGCTGAATGTGGTTTGTGCGGCAGTTGCTGTATATACAGTTTCCGTGTAGAAGAACTGATCTTGCTCAAGAAAGCCGACCACTCGACCATATACGTCTACGGTCAATTTTGCAACGTCAAAAGACTTTGTATAAATTCCTGCACCAAAATTCAAAAACTGCTGCAAGTTAACTCGCATTTGCCCATCAGTATTGTTTGTAATAGACAAAAATCCATCATTTTGGTTTTGGCTGGAATAACCGTTAACAATAACTTGACCAGTAGATTTGTCTAAGTCAATAAAACTTTGAACACCACCAGCAGGATCAATCAAACCAGACCAGACTGTTGAGTCATACACAGATGTCTCTGTGGGAACAAAAGCGCCACCAAGGTTAACGTAGCCAGCATTGCCCACGTTAAAACTGAATTTTCTGTTGCTTCGGTTTGCGTACAACAAAAAGTTATCAGTCGATGTGCCAAAGTTTACGGGCGACAGATACCACTTGTATAGCGTTGGATCAGTGCCGCCGTTTGCTGATACGTTGTTGTAAAGGCCAAAATACGCTTTGTTCCGAGGGCTATAACTAAAGCCAGATGTGCCTGTAGCATTGTCAGCATA